ACAGCAGTTAGCAAAAGTTCAGATTATGCTTATATCGAAAATAACAGAACAATTGACAAAGCAATCAGAGGAATTGACACAGCATTATTACCAAGTTTAAATTCACCTTTATTGTTAAAAGCAGATGGAACATTGGCAAATAGTACAATTGCATTCTTTACAAGTCAAGCAGCAATTGTTACTGATGATATGGTAAGAAATGGTGAAGCTTCTGCAATTGGTGTTTTAATTAACCCAGCGCAAAATGTCGCTACTACTAGCAAATTAATTGTAACGGTTAACATCGTTCCGATTGGAGTTGCGAGAAATATACAAATTAACATCGGATTTAAAACCTCATTATAATTATGGCAACACCATTAATAAACGGAGTTAATTACAGTTGGGCAAACGTTAAGTTAATTCTTTTCGGAGTGCCTGTAATTGGAATAACTAAAATTTCGTATAAAACGAAACAGAAAAAAGAAAACCAATATGGAGTAGGTTATGAGCCAATTTCAAGAGGTTACGGAAATAAAGAATATGAGGGAAGTATTGAAATTTATACTGATGAGTTAAAAAATTTAATTGCTGCTGCTCCAAACAGAGACTTAATGGCAATCCCTCCTTTTAACATTCAAATAGTATTTGAAGATGCAGCCAACGGATTTTTAACACAAGACAACTTGTTAATGTGTGAATTTACCGAAGAAGGTTTAGAAGCATCGCAGTCAGATACAAAATTATTAGTATCTTTGCCGTTAGTAATCGGTAAAATAACTAGATAATTATGGAAAAAGTAGAAGAAAAAGCACAGGAATTAAGCTTAAAACTAAATTGCACAGTATTGCCTATTGTGTTTTTAGATGAGGAAACAGACGAGGAAATTGTAGGTTACATTAAGGAACCTTCAAGAGTTGTCAAATTGAGAGTAATGGATAAAGCAATGACATCACCAGTTACTGCTGCTTCTGAATTATTTGAAAGTGTTTTCTTGGCTGATGATAGCGACAAACGCATTATGTCAGAAGACAAGTATTATTTGGGTGCTACAATGGAAGCTTTTAAAACAGTAGAAATGGCTGTAAATACGTTTAAAAAAAAATAGACGACTACACCATTAGTGAACAAAGTAGCGAAGAAACGAGAATGATTGCGTTACTTCGCTACTTTTCTCATTTTAGCGTTGATGTCGATAACTTAAGCGATGATGAATTTGCTAAAATGTGGGGACAATTACAGTACGCATTAGATAAAACAGGATACTACAACAATGGATAATCAAATTAGATATACGATAACTGCTAACGATATGATGTCGGGCAAGCTCCAAGGGATGCAAGGCCAAGCGGTTAAACTTGAAAGTACAATGGGCGGACTTTCTAAAGTTATGGGAACTTTAGGAATTGGATTTGCAGTTTTTAAAGGTTTAGAATTTGTAAAAGGAGGCATTGAAAAAGTTGAAGAAATGCACCAGGCGACAGCACAAGTTCAAGCTGCTTTAACTTCTACAAATAATGCTGCTGGATTGTCAATGAAACAACTTGAAGAAAGCGCAAGCAGTTTGGCCTCAAATACCAAATTTAGCCAAACCGATGTTTTTGGAATGCAATCGCTATTATTAACTTTTACTTCTGTAAAAGATAAAATTTTTAATGAGGCACAACCTGCAATTATGGATTTGGCTCAAAGAATGGGAGGCGATTTAAAAGGAGCATCTATTCAAGTAGGTAAAGCATTAAATGATCCAATACAAGGAATGACAGCTTTGCGTAGAGTTGGGGTTTCTTTTAGCGATAGTCAAAAAACAGTTATTAAACATTTACAAGAGACTGGCGATTTAGCGGGAGCGCAAAAAATAATTTTAAAAGAATTATCGACAGAGTTTGGAGGTTCAGCACAAGCTGCCTTTAATGCTGATCCATTAGCACAATTCAATAAAACAATGGGCGGTTTTCAAAAGTCTATTGGTTTGGGTGCAATGGCATTATTAGAAGCATTAAAGCCAGCATTAGATTTAATCGCAAATGCTTTTAAAGGGTTAGGAAATGGAATTAAAAGTACTATTGCGTTTTTTGAAAAACATACAGTTATTGCAGAAACTTTAAAAGTATTTTTAGGGGCAATAGTTGCGATAATAATTGTTTACAATACACAGCAAAAGTTATCCGCAATGTACACAGCATTCACTACAACATCATTTATTGCCAATACATTTGCAACCGCAGCGATGACAGCGGGATTTGCTGGAGCAAGTACAGGAGGAATGATTTTAGCAGGAGTTATGGCTTTAATTAACTCGGTAAATCCATTCTTCTATATTGTTATCGCAATTGCAGCAGTAGTAGCTATAGTAGTTGAATGTTATAAACATTTCGAAACTTTTAGAGCTGTTATTTGGGCCGTTGGCGCAGTTATAAAAGAATATGTAAACATTTGGGTTGATATGTTTATGGGATTTGGCAAAATGTTAAAAGGGGTATTTACCCTTGATACCGGACTTATTAAAGAGGGATTTAACCAGGCAACATCAGCGCTTTTTAATGCGGGAAAAAATTTAGGTGATGCAGCCAAAAAAGGTTATAAAAATGGAATTGCTGATTTTCACAAAGATGCTGTAAAAGATGCGGAAAAGGAAAAGGAAGGTAAAGAAGTAAAAGCAAAAGGATTGATGGGAATGAAAGGAATGATTGCTCCAACATCTTCAATAACTGCTAGCAAACCAACTAAAGGCACCGCAGGAGTTCAAGGCAATAAAGCGGTAACCGTTAACATTCAAATCGGATCATTAATACACGATTTTAGTATTAAAACAACTAACATACAAGAGAGTGCTACTGCAATTAAGGAAAAGGTAGTAATGGCTCTTACAAGCGCAGTAAATGACTCACAATTAATAGCAGGAAATTAAAATGAGCGATTATAAAATTAATAAATTAGGAGTACAAAAGGCAGTTTTAAGTTTAGCGGAAATAGCAGTTAGAAAATTAGTAATTGACTCTTTAGTTGTAAAATCTAATTTACAAAATGTAAAAATACACGATGGCCAACATTCGCCTTATACCATTGGAAAAGAACAGAAGCAAGACAAAACTGATTTTGTCAGTAAATTAGGAACTGCTGTTTATTCAAATATAATATTTAATTCGGCTACGGTATATGCTACTGATGGGCATATAATCGGCTTTTGGGAAGATTTTAGAGTTGATGATGTTATTTTACAAGTATCACAAGGCAAAAAAATTGTAACCACAGAAATACAAGGGCGAGATGGAACGGTAAAGGAATACATAGGATTGGATGATTTCCAGGTTACTATTAATGGCCGATTGAATGGTAAATATAATGTTAACCCAAAGGAAGACACAAATCAATTAAAGGAAATTTTAGATGCTGGGCAATCTTTAGCTATTACAAATTGGTGGTTGCAAAATTTAGGGATAACTGATATAGTTGTTTCGAGTTATTCATTTGACCAAACAGAGGGAGAATATAGTACGCAGTATTTTACAATTAACGCAATTTCAGACAAGGTAGTTGAAGCAACAATAACAGGGCAATAATTATGTTAAAACCAGTTACAAATATTACGATTACAACAGCAACCAAAACTTTATTTTTTGATTTTGTAAATCATTGGGAATTTTCTAATAATTGGGAAGATTTAAGCGCACAAGGTAAAATTATATTTCCAAAAAATATTTATGTAAAAGATACTGCAACAAATAAAAAGTTTCCATTATTTGGTAAAAATAAAGCTACCGGTGAATTGTTTAAAAAAGGTGATAAGATTAAAATTCAGAGTCAATATATTTATTGGGATGAGAATTTAAACGAAAAAAAGACACCGATGACTACAATTGTTGAGGGGTTTATTTCAAACGTAAAAATTGAAATTCCTATAACTATTGAGTTTGAAGATAATATGTATTTGCTTAAAAAAACTCCAATGGTTAACAAAGCATATAACGGTAGTCAATCCATTGAGAGCATTTTAAATGATGCGCTCCAGCTAACAAATAGCACATTTGGAACTAGCTTTAAATGTGAAACGACATCATCAACTTTAATCACTTGGGAAAATTCTTTGATAATATCTGAAAATGAAACAATAGCAAGTTTTTTATCTAAATTAAAAAAGGATGCGTTTATATTTACTTATTTTCGTGGAAATACTTTAAGAGTTGGCAGAACCATTTATGTAGATGCGGAGGCAAAAACTAAAACTTTTGAATTTCAAAATAATATTATTAGTTCGGATTTAAGTTTTAAAAGAATTGATGATTTAATTTTGTCGGCAGTTGCAACAAATCACATCCAAGAGCAAGTAGGAACTGCAAAAGATGGAAGCGTAAAAACTAAAAATACCAGGATTGAAGTATTGGTAACATTACAAAATGATAAGGTAGTTTCTAAATCTATAAAGGCCGGTGATAAACCCGAAAGCACAGATGGGGAACGCAGAACATTTACTTTTTTAGAAGCCAAAACCGAAAATGATTTAATCACTTTGGCAACAGAAGCTCTAAAAAAATATTACTATAGCGGTTTAAAAGGAAAGTTTACTACCTTTGGAACTCCTTACGTTCAATTTGGGGATCAATGTAAAATTATAAATAACAAATCACCCGAGCAAAACGGAACCTATAAAATTAAAGGTGTTGAATATAGCGGAGGAATTGAG